ATTACGGTAAGTCGGCAAAATGGTTAAACAATTTCTTAAAAGAACACAAGATACAATTTAAACAAGGTAAAATATGGCTACTGTACAAAGAATATGCGGAGCAAGGCTATACAAGCACAAAGACACACACTGTAAACGGAAATGACGGCAAACAACATTCTAAAGTAAATACATATTGGACACAAAAAGGCAGATTGTTTATTTACGCACTGTTAAAGAGTGAGGGTATACTGCCGATAATGGAACAAAAATCAGCATAAAAAGAAAGTAGGTGAAAGACAATGAAAGTAAGGAAGATAGCTGACATTGATACGGCATTGTACATATATTACAGATACCCCGAAATCGGCAACAAGGAAATCAAGGAGTTGTTCGGCGGTTTGGGTTCTGCGACGCTGACAAAGTACAAGAAAGCCGTACAGGAAGAACAGATAAAGCAAAATGTCAAGACATCACAGCTATATACAATCAATACCGAAATGGCATATGAAGTGTGGGGCATTGATGTTGCAGAACTTGAAAAACGCAGAGATAAACTTAAAAAATTAGGTTTATCGGCATAACAAATTAAATCTCACAGGCAGACAAGGGCTGTCCGCGTGTTATCCGTAAAATAGTCAGACTTTCCCTAAGAGTTTTAATCCTTTTGCGGACAGTCTATGTGTGCCTGTGAGGGTAGAAAGCGAGGAATAATATATGAAAAAATATGAATTGACTGATGAAACAATAGACGTGTCGGGAACAACATTACACAGAATCAAAGCTCTAAAAGATTTTGGCAATGTAAAAAAAGGAGAGCTTGGAGGTTATGTTGAAAGCGAACGCAATTTATCTCAAGAAGGTAACTGTTGGGTGTGCGGCAATGCAAAGGTGTGCGGCGATGCAGAGGTGTGCGGCAATGCAAAGGTGTGCGGCAATGCAAAGGTGTGCGGCGATGCAAAGGTGTGCGGCAATGCGTGGGTGTTTGGCAATGCAGAGGTGTACGGCAATGCAAAGGTGTACGGCAATGCGTGGGTGTTTGGCAATGCAGAGGTGTGCGGCAATGCAAAGGTGTACGGCAATGCGTGGGTGTACGGCAATGCAGAGGTGTGCGGCAATGCAAGGGTATACGGCGATGCTGACTATATAACAATAAAAGGATTAGGTTCAAAATATAGAAATACAACCATTTTCAGAACAAAGGAAAATATAGCTGTTAAATGCGGTTGCTTTTACGGAACATTAGCCGAATTTGTTGACAAGGTAAAAGAAACACACGGTAATAGTAAGTTTACCAAAGAATATCTTGCGTTAATTGATTTGGTAAAAATCCACTTCGAATTGGAGGAATAACATATGTATGTTATAGGAGTAGCGTTGTTTAGCTTTGGAGTGGGGTTATTCGGCGGATTGAAACTATTGGAAAGGAACGAGAAAAATGCTAAAAAGAAAACCAAAAACAGAGAATGAGAAAACAGAGGAGTATTTTCAGCGTGAGGTGTTTCCGATGATTAACGCATTCGCCAAGGAGTGCAGAGGACACTTGAAACAGAAAATAATGGTGAAAGGAATATTTTCAAATGAACAAATATGTAGTAATGACGGGCAGAGATGATGTTGTGGTTTTAAACGCCGACGACAACAAGTCGGTTAAGGCATACATAGCAAAAGGATACGGGATAACAAATCGTATCAAGTCAAAGCACCCGCTTGAAATGAGTGTTGCGAAGATTATCGGAGGAGAGAAACAATGACAGCAAAGCAAATAACAGAATTGCACGATTTGTGTTTGCAGATTAATTTATTTGCAGAAAGACATAAGCAAGCACCTATTGCTATGTATCATATGATAGGTGATGAAAATCCATTTACAACTATGATATGTATAGAAATATATCAAACTGAACCATTCAATATAATCAAAACATTTACATTTTCAACGGATACTATTTCGACCGAAGACGTAAAAGGAAGATATTACAGATTAGTTAAGAAGTATTTGAAAGATTTAGTCAAAAAGAATGTGGAGGTGAAAGAGAATGAATAACTATTACATTACATTCGGCAGTGAGGGACAGCCATTTAAGGGCGGTTGGATAATCATCGAGGCGGAAACAATAGAGCAAGCGTGCAAGATTTTCAGAGCGATGTATCAATACAAAGAAACTAACGATACACTATTAAAATTCTGTTCGATATACACAGAAGAAGCCTTTAAACAAACAGAAATGTATAAAGGCAACGACAATCTCAGCGCAGGTTGTCACTGCAAAATCAGCATAAAAAAAGAGACCGTATGAGGTGCAACTCGAAACGGTCAAAGGTAATTACATAGATTAATAATCTATGTCAACATTATACCACGGAAAGGAACGAAAATCAATGATAAAGATAAATGAACTCCAACTTGAGAATGTCAAGCGAATAAAGGCGGTTAAGCTTGAGCCGGCACAAAGTGGATTGACGGTTATCGGTGGCAAAAACGGACAGGGTAAAACTTCTGTCATAGACAGTATAGCGTGGGCACTGGGCGGTGACAAATACCGTCCGTCACAACCACAGCGTGACGGCTCGGTCATTCCGCCTATTCTTCATATTGAATTGTCAAACGGTTTAATTGTGGAGCGCAAGGGCAAGAACAGTGCATTGAAAGTAATAGATCCGAACGGTAACAAAGGCGGTCAACAGCTTTTGAATGAGTTTATCGAACAATTTGCACTGGACTTGCCGAAATTTATGCAAGGCACATCAAAGGAAAAAGCCGAGATACTGCTTCAAGTAATCGGTGTCGGAGAGCAGTTATATGAAATTGAAAACAGGGAACGACAACTTTATAACGAACGTACTGCGATAGGCAGAATAGCAGACCAAAAGAAGAAGTTTGCGGAAGAAATAGTCGATTATCCCGAAGCACCGAAAGAACTTATTTCAATCTCGGAACTTATCCTAAAGCAACAGGAAATACTTGCAAAAAACGGCGAAAACCAACGTAAACGTGAAAAAGCACAATCACTTTTAAAGCGTTCCGAAGATTTAAAAGCACAGATTACAAATCTTCAATCACAACTTGATGTTGTACTTTCGGATTTTGAAATTGCACAAAAATCGGCACTTGATTTGCACGACGAATCGACAGAAGAACTTGAACAAAGCATAAAGAACATAGAGCAGATAAATATTAAAGTTCGTGCCAATATGGATAAGGACAAAGCCGAAGAAGAGGCAAAAGAATACAAGGATAAATATGACGAACTCACAACAGTAATTAATAACGTTCGTAAAGAAAAAACGGATTTATTAAAGAATGCAAATCTTCCGCTTGACGGACTGTCGGTTGAGGACGGAGAACTTACATACAACGGATTCAAGTGGGACAATATGAGCGGTGCGGAACAGATGAAAGTGTCAACGGCTATTGTTAGAAAACTAAATCCGAATTGTGGTTTTGTACTGCTTGATAAGCTTGAACAAATGGATACCGACACATTAAAAGAGTTCGGTGAATGGCTTGAAAAAGAGGGATTGCAGGCAATAGCCACAAGAGTAAGTACAGGTGAAGAATGCAGTATCATCATTGAGGACGGATATTCAAGCGAATCAAGCACAGCAACACCTAATGCGACAAAAACTTGGAAAGAAGGAGAATTTTAATGGATATTACAAGCGGAAAAATCGAATCGGCACAAAAAGTAATCATATACGGTCCGGAGGGAATAGGCAAATCAACGTTTGCGTCGAAGTTCCCAAATCCTCTGTTTTCAGATACAGAGGGCAGTACAAAGCATATGGACGTAAGACGTTTGCCTAAGCCTACCTCTTGGACATTGCTAAAAGAGGAAGTAGCATATGTCAAAGCAAATCCGACTGTATGCAAAACATACATTATAGATACTTTTGACTGGGCGGAAAGACTTTGTATTGCAAAGATATGCGCAGATAATAACAAAAAAAGTATTGAGGATTTCGGATACGGTTCGGGGTATGTGTACGAATTAGAGGAGATAGGCAGATTTTTAAATTCACTTGATGAATTGATTGAATTGGGTATCAATGTAGTTTTGACGGCTCATGCACAGTTGCGCAAATTTGAACAGCCGGACGAAATGGGAGCATATGACCGTTGGGAGTTGAAACTCGGCAAAAAAACAAGTTCGCAGATTTCACCTATTTTGAAAGAGTGGGCGGATATGATTTTATTTGTCAATTATAAAACATTTTCGGTTGCGACTGACGACAAAGGAACAAAACATAAGGCACAGGGCGGTACAAGAACAATGTACACCACACATCACCCTTGTTGGGACGCAAAGAACCGTCACGAACTTCCGGACGAAATGCCGTTTGAGTATGAAAAGATTGCACACTGTTTTGAAGATAATGTACAACCTATTGCACCGACACCGTCAGTTGCACCGACACCGTCAGTTGCACCGACACCGCCTGTAACACCAACGCAAAATGTTGCACCAACAACACATATTACAGAAAACATATCAGATGAAAGAAAAGAATTTGGTACATCGGCACAATCGTTTGATATGCCGAAAGAAGTAAATATTCCGAGAGCTTTGGCAGACTTAATGCAGATGAATAAAGTAACAGACGCTGAAATAAGACAAGCCGTAGCATATAAGGGATATTATCCCGAAGATACACCGATAGAAAACTATGCGGTAGATTTTATTAACGGTGTATTGGTAGGAGCATGGAATCAAGTATTTGAAATTATTAAGAAAATGAGAAATGAAAATGTATTTCAAGGAGGTAATGAATAATGGCAGAAGAAAGAGAATTTGGTTGGGATGATGAAATAGAAAACGACAGTGAGTTTCAAATATTGCCCGACGGTGATTATAATTTTACGGTAACAGGCTTTGAGCGTGGCAGACATCAAGGAAGTGCTAAACTTCCGCCGTGCAACAAAGCGATTATAACATTAAACGTTGCGGACGGCAAAGGTAATCAAGGTACGATTAAACACAACCTGTTTTTACATACCAAAACAGAGGGAATGCTTTGTGCATTTTTTACCGCAATAGGACAGAGAAAGCATGGCGAAAAGTGCCGTATGAATTGGAGTGCGGTTGTCGGAGCAACAGGCAGATGTAAAATCGGTATACATGAATATACAAGCACTAAGACAGGTGAAGTCTTAAAATCCAATGAAATCAAAAAATTCTATGAGCCGACAGGAACACAAGCCGAACCAACGCAATCACCTGCGTCGTCATTTACTCCGGGAAGTTTTTAAGGCGGTGTAATAAATGGAATTAAGACCATATCAAAATGAAGCTAAATCAGCCGTTTTCCGTGAATGGGAGAACGGCTGTAATAAAACATTGCTTGTTCTTCCGACAGGTTGCGGAAAGACAATAGTATTTGCAAAAATAACAGAAGAATGTGTGAGAAACGGTCAGCGAGTGCTGATACTTGCACACAGAGGTGAGCTTTTGGAACAAGCGGCAGACAAGATTATGAAAACAACAGGTTTAGGCTGTGCAACGGAAAAAGCAGAAGAAAGTTGTATCGGCAGTTGGTACAGAGTTGTTGTAGGTTCGGTACAAACACTTATGCGTGAAAAACGTTTAAATCAGTTCCAAAGCGATTATTTCGATACAATCATCATAGACGAGGCACATCACTGCATATCAGACAGTTACAGACGTGTATTAGACCACTTTTCAGAGGCAAAGGTGCTTGGAGTCACTGCAACACCGGACAGAGGCGATATGAAAAATCTCGGACAAGTCTTTGAAAGTCTTGCATATGAATATACACTCCCAAAGGCTATTAAAGAGGGATATTTAAGCCCTATCAAGGCTTTGACAATTCCGTTAAAACTTGACCTAACAGGAGTTGGAACACAGGCAGGCGACTTTAAATCAAGCGATTTAAGTACGGCACTTGATCCGTATTTGTATCAGATAGCAGATGAAATGGCAAAGCATTGCGTTGACAGAAAAACAGTGGTGTTTCTGCCACTTGTCAAGACAAGTCAAAAGTTTCGGGATATTCTGAACGAAAAAGGTTTTAAAGCGGCGGAAGTAAACGGCGAAAGCAAAGAAAGAGCAGAAATATTAAATGATTTTGAAAACAATAAGTATAATGTGTTGTGCAATTCAATGCTTTTGACAGAGGGTTGGGATTGTCCCGATGTGGATTGCGTTGTCATATTAAGACCTACAAAAGTACGCAGTTTGTACAGTCAAATGGTAGGACGCGGAACAAGACTTGCACCGAATAAGGACCACTTACTTTTACTCGATTTTTTATGGCATACGGAACGACACGAACTGTGTCACCCCGCACATTTGATTTGCGAAAATGAAGAAGTTGCCGTAAAAATGACGGAGAATATCGAAAATGCGGGTTATCCTGTTGACATAGAAGAGGCAGAGGAAAAGGCAAGCGAAGATGTAGTTGCACAAAGAGAAGAGGCACTTGCAAATCTTCTTGCGGAAATGAAGAAACGTAAGCGTAAATTGGTTGATCCTCTGCAATTTGAAATGAGCATACAAGCCGAAGATTTATCGGGATATGTACCGACATTCGGTTGGGAAATGTCACCTCCGTCAGACAAACAAATAAAGGTACTTGAAAAATACGGAATATTCCCCGACGAAATAGACAATGCAGGTAAGGCAACCAAACTGCTTGAAAGATTGGAAAAAAGACGTGTGGCAGGACTTACAACTCCAAAGCAAATACGCTTTCTTGAAAGTCGAGGTTTTCAGCACGTCGGTGTTTGGGAGTTTGAAAAAGCAAAAAATCTTATTGACAGAATTGCCGCAAACGGTTGGCGAATACCGTCGGGGATAAATCCGAGTGAATATTAAAGGAATTAAGATATGAACGATTATAATTTGACAGAAATTCTTGAATATATTGATCCGTCAACTTGCAGTTATCAAGAGTGGATAAACGTAGGTATGGCACTAAAACACGAGGGATATACGGTATCTGATTGGGATATGTGGAGTATGAAAGACGTAAACCGTTACCATAGCGGTGAATGTGCAAAGAAGTGGGCGACATTTCAAGGCTCATCTGCTCCCGTTACTGCCGGAACTATCATTCAAATGGCTAAAGAAAACGGATACCATTATGAAAATGTATCAGCCGAGCTTGATTGGGACAGTGAAATAGGTTCTAAAGACGAACTTGTTGTAGTAGACAGGAACTGGCTTGAACGCAGTGAGATACATATTCCCGAACAATGGAATCCGACAGAGCAGATTATCACATACCTCGAAACACTTTTTGAGCCGGATGAAAATGTAGGCTATGTTACGGAAAGTTGGGAACATGACGGAAAATTCTTGCCGTCAAAAGGCTGTTACGACAGAACGGCAGGTCAGCTTATAAAGGAACTGTACCAATGCAAAGGCGATATAGGCAGTGTACTCGGCGATTATAACAGCGAAGTCGGGGCGTGGATAAGGTTTAACCCTCTTGACGGTAAGGGCGTAAAAAATGAAAACGTAACGGAGTTCAGATATGCACTTGTCGAATCCGATACAATGGACATTTCGGCACAAAAAGCCATTATAACAGAGTTGGAATTGCCTGTTGCGGCACTTGTATACAGTGGTAAGAAAAGCCTTCACGCAATAGTGAAAATTGACGCATCAACGTATGAAGAATATAAAAAGCGTGTCGATTATCTGTATAACGTGTGTAATAAAAACGGCTTGAAACTTGATATTCAGAATAGAAATCCGTCAAGATTATCGCGTATGCCGGGCATAATGCGTAACGGTAAAAAACAATATCTTCTTGATACCAATATAGGTAAAGAAAATTGGAATGAGTGGCGTGAATGGATTGAAAGCGTGAATGATGATTTGCCCGATCCCGAAAGTATGGCTGATGTGTGGGACAACTTGCCCTCTCTTGCACCACCGCTTATTGACGGAGTTTTAAGACAGGGACATAAAATGCTTATAGCAGGACCGTCAAAGGCAGGTAAATCATATGCACTTATAGAATTGTGCTGTGCCATTGCAGAGGGAAAGAAATGGCTTGAATGGAACTGTACGCAAGGCAAAGTAATGTATGTTAATCTTGAACTCGACAGAGCAAGTTGTCTGCACCGTTTTAAGGACGTTTATACAGCACTTGGCATAGCACCCGACAATCTATCCAACATTGATATTTGGAATCTTAGAGGACGCAGTGTACCAATGGACAAGCTCGCTCCGAAACTTATACGCAGGGCAAGCAAAAAGAATTATATAGCGATTATAATTGACCCGATATATAAGGTTATAACGGGTGACGAAAACAGTGCAGACCAAATGGCCCACTTTTGCAATCAGTTCGACAAGGTGTGTACGGAACTCGGCTGTGCGGTGATATATTGTCATCATCACAGTAAGGGTGCGCAGGGCGGTAAAAGAAGTATGGACAGAGCCTCGGGTTCGGGGGTGTTTGCACGTGATCCCGATGCACTTATCGACCTTGTAGAACTTGAATTGAACGACGATATATTAAAACAGGAAAAGAATAAGGCAGTATGTAAAGTATGTGAGGGTTGGTTATATAAATACGATAAACTGTATCATGCGTCACAGGACGATTTGTGTAGTGAAACTCAAATGCTTGCATTGTGCCGAGAATACCTTGAAAACGACGCTTACGAGTGCGTTATAGAAGATGTCGGTAAGGTAAGAAAAGAGGTAGAAAGCCGTAGTGCGTGGCGTATAGAGGGTACGCTTAGAGAGTTCCCAAAGTTTGCGCCTGTAAACCTGTGGTTTAAATATCCGGTACATGATATTGATAATATCGGAGTGTTAAAAGACATTGCAGTTGATGACGGAATGCCAACGTGGAAAAAGAATTTTGCTAAAAAGAAAACAGACGCAGAACGTAAAACAGAACGTAAAAATTCACTTGAAACGGCATTCGAGGCGTGCGGAATTGATGATAAAGTGACAGTAAAATCTATGGCGGAATATATGGGCGTTACGGAAAAAACAGTAAGAAACAGATTGAAAGAACACGGTGGATTTTGGATTGATGAGGGTCAAGTAGGTAAGAAATAAGAGGGAAAATGTCGGAGGGAAAATTACTCTTAAAAATTTCACTGATAAGGAAAAAGTCGAAAAAATTTCTTTCCTTTCCTTAAGGAAAAAGTCGAGAAAAATTAAATTTTCCTTAGGGAAGAAAAACTCGGGAAAATATCGACTTTTTCTCGAGGGAAGGAAAATGTATATATACTACGTATATATAAAGGTTTCCCTTTCCCTAAGGTCAGGGGGAAGTAGTTGTGCGAAAGCTCACGCACAACAACTCCTTCCCCTTACTGACTGACAAAGCAAAATTTCAAAATAAGTCGAAGTAAATAAATGGAAGTGAGAAAATGAAAGTACAATTTTTTATGGCAATGATACCGCCGACAAAAACGTATCAAGAAAAAAAGATTGCGGTCGTAAAAGGTAAGCCGGTATTTTATGAACCGCCGGAAGTTAAAGCGGTAAGAGAAAAACTTGCGGCACATCTTTCGCATTACGCACCTAAAAAGATGTTTGAAAAGCCTGTGCGTATGGTGACAAAGTGGTGCTTCCCTAAAGGCAAGCATTCGGACGGTGAGTATAAGGCAACAAAACCCGATACGGATAACTTACAGAAAATGCTTAAGGATGTTATGACGGAAGTGGGATTTTGGAAAGATGACGCACTTGTGGCAAGTGAAATAACAGAAAAGTTTTGGGCGGAGCAGACGGGTATATTTATAAGCATTGAGGATTTGTGATATGGATATTCTTGAAGTAAAACAAAATCTGAATAAAACGGTTTATTACTCTGATTTTTATAATATCCCCGAACCGACACCGTTTATCCTTAATGCGTGTATCGCAAGAAAAGACCCGAGAGGATTTTTGAAATATTCACTTGAACTGTTGGACAAAACCAAACACGCAGTAATTATTGTGCCGATTGAAAAAGTAAAATTGAAAATTGAATGAAGTGGAGGAAAACGATTTGACGATTAAAGAATGTAAAGAATGGCTTTTGAGAGCGAGAAAAACGGACGAGGAGATTAACGCACTGATTTTGGAGCAAGAGCGGGCATTGACAAAGGCAACAAGCACTGTGGCTCGGTCGGGCAGTGAAAAGGTGCAGACATCAAACGTGAATACTTCGGAGAATAAGTTCGTGAGTTATGCGGCATATTCCGAATTGATAGATAAACGCATTGACAGACTGTATGAGATTAAAAAAGAGATTTTGGAAAACGTGAATAAACTCGACGACGCAACCCTTCGAACTATATTAATTTTGCGTTATCTCAATTTTCAAACGTGGGAAATGATTGCTTGTAAAATGAATTACGGATACAGACATATTTTGCGTTTACACGGTAACGCACTGATTGAAATTAAGAATGTCATTGAATGTCACATTGAACCTGTGATATAGTGTATCGTGGAATTAGTAACATAAGCGGTGTATCATCGTGAGATGATGGGTGAATATCTCGTGTGATTGGTGGGAGTGGAGATATTAAAAAAATTATTCTTCTAAAAAAGGAATTTTGTGTGATATTGTCGAATTATATACACAAATACTATTTTACGGAGGATAAAGAAATGTGTTGGAGCACAAAAATGTATACTAAGTTTAGAAAGAAGCATGAAATTAAGTACAGGAATTTTGATGAAATGCGGTTAGAGACTGAGGAATTTAACTTAAAAGAACAATTTGAAGAAGAAAAGTATGTAAATAGAAATAGGACTATCTATTATACTATAGCAATAGCAGCATTTTCTACGTTATCAATTGTTCCACAGATACTTGATGAAAAAACAGGAATTGAATCATCGGAGCTTATTGCTATGAAAATAATTATGTTATATGTAATTTATGCTGCATTAGTTATACTGTTGATAGGAGCGGGTATACACACAGGGATTAGAATTTGGAAAGATAAGCGGTGCAGATTAAAATTAGAAATTTTGAAAAGAGAAAAAGAACACAGAAAAAAGAATCTTGGTTAAGAAATCATTAAGCATATTTCGTTTTTGGAATATGCTTTTTCTTATACCCAAAAACAGGAGGTGAAATTCATGGCAAGACCGAGAAAGGTTACGAAAGAGACAGTCCAAAAACTCGAAGAGGGATTTTTAATGGGGTTAAGTGACCGAGAGGCTTGTATTTATGCGGATATAGCGGTAAGCACGTTATACAATTACTGCAAGAAACACAAGGAGTTTTCGGAGCGAAAAGAGCTACTTAAAGACAATATCAAAATGAAGTCGAAATTAAACGTTGCACACGGGATAAAAAAGGGTGATATTAATTTGTCGTTATGGTATCTTGAACGCAAATGCAAAGATGAATTTTCACCGAAACAGGAAATAACGCACAGTGGCACAATGGACATAAACAATCCTATGGCAAATCTCACGACCGACGAACTAAGGAAGTTGATAGGTGATGGATAAAAACTTAATAATGCTTGAGGCGAAGAAAGAACTTGCACGACGTGAGTTCTTTTATTTTTGCCATTTAACCGCACCGTCATTCTACAAGCCGGAGCGAGAATTTCTTGTACGATTATGCAATGAAATGCAATCGTTTTACGAAAGTGACGAAGACGCACTGATTATAAACTTACCGCCACGACACGGCAAGAGCCGCACGGCATCAATGTTCGTCGAATGGGTACTCGGCAGAAATCAAAGTGAGAAGATAATGACCGGTTCATACAATGAAACATTATCAACCACCTTTTCAAAAGCGGTGCGTAATGCGATACAGGAGGAAAAAGCCGATACGGAAAAGATTATTTACAGTGACATATTTCCGAATGTGAAAATAAAGCAAGGCGACGGGGCAATGAATCTATGGAGCTTGGAGGGCGGTTACAACAACTATCTTGCAACATCGCCGTCGGGTACGGCAACAGGTTTCGGAGCAAGTTTATTAATTATCGACGACCTTATCAAAAATGCGGAAGAAGCATACAATGAAACAGTAAAAGAAAAGCATTGGGAATGGTTTACAAACACAATGTTTTCACGACTTGAAGAAAAAGGCAAGATAATTATTATAATGACACGTTGGGCGTCGGGCGACCTTGCGGGACGTGCGATTGAGTATTTCAGTGACAACAACATATCGCACAGAGTAATAATGATGAAAGCCGTATGTGATGACGGCAGTATGCTTTGTGATGAGATACTCTCACGATACAGTTATGATTTAAAGATAAAGGCAATGGGTGCGGACATAGCAAGTGCGAATTATCAGCAAGAGCCGATTGATTTGCAAGGCAAACTCTACACAACGCTTAAAACATACGACAGTTTACCGCCGATTACGCAAATACAATCATATTGCGATACCGCCGATACTGGTGCGGACTATCTCTGCAACATAATATACGGCATATACGGCAAAGAAGTATACGTCATAGACGTGTATTATACCGATGAGCCTATGGAGATTACAGAGGGTGAAACGGCACGCAGATTGTACGAGAATAACGTAAATCTTGCAAAGATTGAAAGCAATAACGGCGGACGTTCGTTCGCAAGACGTGTGCGTGAAATACTTGCCGAAAAATACGGCAGTAATTTTACAACGGTGAAATGGTTTCATCAAAGCAATAACAAAGAGGCAAGAATACTGTCAAACAGCACTTGGGTAATGGAGCATATATACTTTCCGTCGGATTGGCACATACGCTTTCCGGAATACTACAAGGCTATGACAACATATCAGCGTGAGGGCAAGAACAAGCACGACGACGCACCCGACGCAACAACGGGTATTGCGGAAATGATGAACAGGAAAAAAGGCGGACTGTCAATTTTAAAGTAGGTGATAAAAATGGATTTGGAAACAGTGAAAAAGCTGATAAAAAAATATATACCAGGACACGAGAATTTTATATCGAGAGTGCAGACGGCGGAAAGGTATTACTTAAACGACAACGATATTTTGCACATAAAGCATAGCGAGGACGAGAAGCCTTTGAGAAATGCCGATAACAGAATACCGTCCAACTTTCACGGCTTGCTTGTAGACCAAAAGTCCGCATATATGTTTACGTCACCGCCGTTATTTGATGTTGGAAATAAATCGGCGAATGAGAAAATAAGCAATATACTCGGCAGTCGATACACGAAAATATGTTCAAGACTTGCAATAAATGCGTCAAATGCGGGTGTGGGTTGGATTCACTACTGGGATAATGACGGATTTAAGTACGACGTTATAGACAGCAAGCAAGTTATACCGATATGGAGTGATACTTTGGAACACGAACTTACGGCGTGTTTCAGAACATATCAAGAGCTTGACGATAACGGTGACACTTATCATGTTTATGAGTATTGGACAGATAAGGAATGCAGTGTATTCCGTAAGAAGATTGGCGACGGTCTTGAACGGCTTGAAATGTATAATATGTTCAACGTGTACGACGTTGAAACAAACGGAACTGTATGTAACGTGTACAGTCATAACTTCGGACGTGTACCGTTTGTTCCGTTTTTCAATAACGGCTTTCATCGTGATGACCTTACACCGATAAAAGGACTTATTGATACATATGACAAGACATACAGCGGTTTTATAAACGACCTTGAAGATATACAGGAGATTATATTCGTGCTTAGCGGATATGAGGGTGAGAGCCTTTCGGAGTTTTTGACTCAACTAAAGAAGTATAAAACGATTAAGCTTGATTCGGAGGAAGGAGCAAGCGGAGGACTTTCGACTTTGACGATTGATATTCCGGTTGAGGCGAGAGAGAAAATGCTCCAAATGACACGCAAGAGTATTTTTGAACAGGGTAAAGGTATTGATCCCGATCCGCAGAACTTCGGTAATTCATCGGGTACGGCATTGAAATATTTGTATTCACTGCTTGAACTCAAAGCCGGTATGGCGGAAATGGAGTTTAGGAGTGGGTTTGAAGAACTCATCAAATCGATATGCGATTACAGCGGTATCGCTTGTGAAAATGTCACGCAGACGTGGACAAGGACAAGCGTTTCAAACGACACCGAACTTGCGGATATAGCACAAAAAAGCGTTGGTGTTATATCTCAACGCACGATTATCGAACGTCATCCGTTTGTTGAGGATGCAGATAAGGAAATGGAGAGAATTGCGGAAGAAAAGGACGACAGTGACGATATAATGGGTGGACATAATGAACGAGTATTGGAAGAAGAGGAACAGTGAGCTTTTAAAAATCCACGCACAGAAAGCCGATGATATAGAACGCGAACTTATAAAAGAGTATGAACGGTCCTTAAACGGCATAAAAAAAGAGATTGAAACGTTTTACGCAAGGTATGCGGGTGAAAACGGTATCAATATGGCAGAGGCACGAAAGCAGTTAAGTCGTGAAGAACTTAAAGGCTTTAAGATGTCGCTTGAGGAGTTTAGGGAAAAGGCACTCGATAACGCAGACGGCAAGTGGACGACAATGCTTGATAATGAGTATATGCGTTCAAGGGTAAGCCGTTTGGAGGCACTCAAATATCAAATGCGCGGAGAAGTCGAACTCTTGAAGCAAAAACAGGAGGATAAATTTTCAACGTCACTTGAAAAGGCGTACAGTGATACATATTATACAACACATAAACATATAGCCGATTCGCTTGACAGTGACGTAAATTTTGCTAAGTTTGACAGTGAAACCGTACGAAACGCAGTGTATGAAAAGTGGCTTGACGGAAGTAACTTCTCTGACCGAATATGGAACGATAAGCAGAAACTTTTAAGAGAACTTAATACAAATCTTGTACAGGGCATAACAAGGGGCGACAGTCCCGATAAAATGATTAAAAATATTTCTGCAAGAATGAATGTTTCAAAAAGCCGTGCCGCCGCATTGTATCAGACGGAATATACGCATATTATGGTTGACGCAAGATTGCAGTCGCTAAAGGACGCAGGCTTTGAAGAATACGAGATTGACGAGAATTTGGACAGTGATATTTGCAGTGAATGTGCAAGTATGCACGGTAAGCATTTTAAACTTTCCGAGTATCAACAAGGTATAACCGCTCCGCCGTTTCATACCCGTTGCAGAGGTACAATAACGGCATATTTTGCGGAAGATGAAAAACAAGATGACGATGCGGAAACACAACAAGATGACATTGATTATATGTCAAAGGCATTTGGCGGTGACAGAAATCCGAAAATCGGCACCGAAGTTAAACAAGCCGAAATAAGTATGAATAACGGTACAACGGAGAAAATCAAACTAAATCCGATTACAAACAGTCAGTTTGAAATGTTTGTTGATGATACGAATATTGCGAATAAAAAAGCAATTAAACTTGCCGAACGTAGTTTGAGTATTATACAGAAAACGATTGACGGAAAGGTAGAAATGCCAAAAGTAGCGCTAGTTGATTTTGATTTGAATAATTTTGAACCGACTGCTATTGCGGGTTACGACAAACGCACGGATATAATGTACATAAACGGTAAATATATGACTGTTAAAGACATTATCAAGTATGTAAATGAACAAATGGGAATGTTTGCAAACAAAACAGAATTTGCACCATATTTACACGAGATAGGACACAAATATTTTGAAAATTGTGTAATTTCTATTGCCAAAAAGCATAATTTGAGTTATAATCAAAGTATAAATTTGATTAAGTCTAAAACGTCTGAATGTTTAAAGAGTTACTTGGAAAGCAATCCGAACTGTATAGAAAAACAAATTAGCGAGTATGCGAGTTTGAAGTATGGAAAGGGCAAGATACAAGAGTTATATGCGGAGTGCTTTTCAATAGTCGGTAATGATAATGAGTTGAAAAATTTATTGATTAATGTTATAAAGAGTTTGATGTAGAGAGGTGTTTGACATGATGTGGAATCCGTCTAAGGAAACAGCTGAATTGCTGAAAAAAGCTAATGAAGCTTATGAGGCAGGAGATTTAGAAGAATATAAAAGATTGCATGCCGAATTTACGGAACTATTTTCAAAAGAAATAGAAGAACACGAGAAGAATATGCCGAGTAGTTTTTGCTGATACAATAATATAAAAGCACGTCTTTGGGCGTGCTTTTTTGATACCAAAAAAGGAGAGTGGAACAAGTGAATATACGAGGTTTACCGCCTTAGCACCTATGAAACGGTGCTTTTTTTATACTCTTTTTTCAAGTGTTGCAGAGAATAAAGAACAATGCTTTTTTTACAGGAACGCACCTGAATAAAAAATTAATTTAAGGAGAGATAATAATGGAATGGTTAAAGGCAATATTGGAAAAGGCAAAGATTGAGGACGGCAAGTTGGATATTGACGGAGTGATGTCGACTGTAAACTCTGAATTTCCGAAGTATGCAGTACCGAAAAATGTTTTCAATGACAAAGTTACAGAGCTTAAAACGGCGAACAAAACCATTGATGACCTTAAGCAATCCAATGCCGACAATGAGGAATTGCAGAAGAAAATCACAGAGTATGAGGGAGAGATTGAAACGCTCAAGACAAATGCGTTGAACATCGCTAAGACGTTTGCCTTAAAGGAACAGCTTGCAAAAGCAGGTGTGACAGATACAGATTATCTTATTTACAAGCAAGGCGGAATTGACAAGTTTACATTCGACAAAGACGGCAAGCCTGTCGGTGTGGACGATATTCTTAAACCGCTTAGGGAGGATAAGACGTACTCACACCTTTTTGCCGAAAAAGGAGGAGCATATACACCAAAAGGCGGAGGCGGAAGTTCAGACGTAAATCCTTGGGCAAAGGACACATTCAATCTTACCAAACAGGGAGAAATTTATAAAAACGATCCTGCTAAAGCAAAAGTATTAATGCAAGAGGCAGGAATAACAGGAGGAATTTAATATGGGAACAACATTATCAGATATTATCGTACCGGAACTGTTTAATCCGTACGTTATTCAAAAGACACTTGAAAAATCGGCACTTGTACAAAGCGGTATAGTGCAGAATGACGCAGAGTTTGACAAGCTTGCGTCACAGGCAAGTCCGCTTGTGAATATGCCGTTTTTCTCTGACCTAACAGGTGAATCGGAAACTGTTATCGAGGGCGACGACCTTACAGCCGATAAAATCAGCAGTAAGAAAGACGTTGCGGTGATTTTAAGACGTGCGAAGATGTGGAGTGCCACAGACCTTTCTGCCGCAATGTCGGGAGCTGATCCTATGGCGGCGATTGCAAGCCTTGTATCTGACTTTTGGGTAAGAGATTTACAAAAGGAACTTATCGCAGTGCTTAAAGGTATCTTCGGCACAATTCCGGCAGTCTCCGACGGTTCGCCTAAAGAGGCTGAAACAAGACTTGCGTCAAACATTCTTGATATGTCAAGCGCAAGCGGTAACGGTGCAAAATGGAGCGGAAGTGCTTTTATTGACGCACAACAGCTTTTAGGCGACAACAAAGCGGAACTTACCGCCGTTGTTATGCACAGTGCAGTTGAGGCGGCACTCAGAAAGCAAGACCTTATTGACGTAATTCAGCCGTCGGGGGCAAATCCGTTCAGTACATATATGGGTAAGAGAGTTATTATTGACGACGGCTGTCCTGTAACAGGTTCTGGTTCGAGTCAAGTATTTTCAACATATCTTTTCGGCAACGGTGCGATTGCTCTCGGCAACGGTACACCGGAAAAGTTTGTTGCAACAGAAACAGACAGAGATAAGAAAAAGGGCAGCGGTGTTGATTATCTTATCAATCGTAAGACGTATATTCTTCACCCACGCGGTGTTAAGTTTACGGACGCCGATGTCGCAAATACGGAAGGTCCTACGCGTACGGAACTTGCCAACGCAAAAAACTGGACACCCGTATATGACCCTAAGCAGATTAGAATTGTCGAAATGCGTCACAAGATTTGATGAGGTGACTTATGGACGAGTATATAACTGTTTTTACGGATATGTACGGCATAAGCGAAGATGACAGAGGAAAAGCCGAAAGGTGTATTGAAAGCACAATCGAATATATCAAGAATTATTGCCATATTGACAGTATTCCCGATGATTTAAAGCATACCGTTATTCTTATGGCGGCGGACTTGTTCCGCTATGATGTGTCGTCATCATCGGGACAGTACGACAATGTCACGTCAATCAAAGAGGGCGATGTTACCGTATCGTACGGCAGTAATTCAAGCAGTATGTCGAGCGTGTTTAAAGACTACAAAGCAAGGCTTGCACGTTTCAGAAAGTTGGTGTGGTAATGAATATTGTAAGACAGGCTATTGAAAGATTGTATAAAGGCTTGTGTTCGGTTAGAGTCAAGGTTTCAAGCGTGAATAAAGAAACAGGCGAAACAGTATTTACCGAAAAGGTTGTTTTAACCGAACAGCCTTGCCGACTTTCTTTTTCAAGCCGAAACTCATCGGCGAAAGATGACGGATACAACACCGTTTCACAATCGGTTGTACTTTTTATTGCACCGGAGGTTGAAATACCGTCGGGCAGTAAAATAACCGTTACACAAAACGGAAAAACAACTGACTATTGCCGTAGCGGTGAAAGTGCGGTTTATACATCGCACCAAGAAATTGCACTGGAATTATTCGAGGATTATGCGTAATGAATGAGATTGATTTTTCACAGCTTGAGAAATTACAAAAGCAAATGGAAAGTGTGGATTACACCAAAGCTTGTGTATCCGCTATGAATGAGATTTCTCAAAGAGCACTTAAATACATAAGTAACGTAACAAAGCCGGGGCATTACAAAAACGGTAAAACGGGCGGTACACTTAAAAAGAGTTGGCAAGCAGAAAGAACAACTGTAAGCGGAAGTACGGTAAAAGGCGGAATATATACCGCACTTGAATATGCTCCTTATGTAGAGTTCGGACACCGTACAAGGCTCGGAAAGGGTACGTCCCCGAAGTACAAGCCTAAGAAAAACGGCAAAAAGTGGGTTGAGGGTAAAAAGTATCTTAACACCGTAGTACCGAAAGTTGAAAGGGATGCACCTAAAATACTTATGCAGAAAATGGAGGAAGTATTGAAATGACATCAAAAATAAAAAATGCAGTGACGAAAGCTATTCATAACCTGTTTGGCGATGATTATGCGGTATATACGGCATACACCGAACAAGGATTTTCAGAGCCTTGCTTTATCGTTGAAATGTTTCCGCTTAACGTACAGTCGACAAATTCATTTTTGGACGATGAAACGCAGACGGTAAGAATAAGATATGTTCCGAAAGATATAAGTCAAGATGAATTTATTGATGTGGCTGAAAAATTAAGAGATTTGTTTTTATACAATCCGCTTGTATTGTCCGATGGTATGCGTATAAGAAGTTTTAGTATAGATTTTTCTTTGGAAAACTACACACTTGTGACGGAGCTTGTATACAATTACACCATTAAGGTGAGAAACGAAAGTACATACGATAAGGCAGAAGATTTGATATTAGGAGGAGATTTATAATGGGTTTACCTGAAATAAATATAGTGTTTCAGTCCAAAGCTGAAACGGCAATTAAACGAAGTGCAAACGGCATTGTTGCACTGATTTTGCGTGACGCAACCAAAGGTGATATTACATCATATTCGTATACAAATGAGAGTGAAGTTGTAAAATCTCATTGGACAACCGCAAATTATGATTACATAAGCAAGACGTTCCTCGGCGGACCGCAAAGGGTTATTGTTGAGAGAATAGGTGCGGAAGATACCTATGACGACGCGCTTGCACGATTAAAAAATAAAAAGTGGAATTACCTTGCAATACCGTCGCTTGCCGATAACGAAAAAGATATTGCGGATTGGATTATCGCGCAGAGAAATGCGAAAAAGACGTTTAAAGCGGTACTTCCGTATGCGGCGAATAATGAGGGCATTATAAACTTTGCGACCGATGATATAAAGGTTGGTTCAAAGGTTTATACCACTGCCGAATATTGTTGCCGTATTGCGGGACTTTTGGCGGGATTGCCTATGACAGAGGGTGCGACATATCAAACTCTTGCGGAAGTCGACAGTATAACGGAGAGTACAACTCCCGACGCAGATATTGACGGCGGTAAGTTTATTCTCATCAATGACGGCGAAAAAGTAAAAGTCGGCAGAGGCGTAAACTCTCTTGTAACGCTTAGCGGTGATAAGACGGAAGATATGAAGAAGATTAAGATTATCGACAGTATCGACCTTATAAGAGATGATATAAAAACATCGTTTGAAGAAAATTATATCAACGTTGTAAACAGTCACGAGAATAAAATGCTTTTCATCGGTGCGATTAATCAGTATTTTAAGTCGTTGCAATCACAGGGCGTATTATATGACGGTGCAGATTGCAGAGCCTATATTGACGTTGAATCACAACGTGAATGGCTTGCACAGAAATATGATGTGTCGGGTATGACAGATAGTGAGATTGAAGTCGCAAATACGGGAAGTATCATATTTGCGGGTGCGGATATTACAATACAGGATTGTATTGAGGACTTGAGTTTTAAAATAGGATTGGAGTGATAAATAATGGCTGAAAGTATTAAACCGAGAGGAAATCAAATTTGTTCCGGTACATTCGGCAAACTTTGGATTGACGGAATGCTTGCCTTTGAAGTGTATAAGTTCGAGGCTAAGGAAAAGACAAACCGTGAAAGCGTAAGCTTTGCCGGAGATACAACCAACGATTCAAAATTAATGGGTGTTGATTATGAATTTTCATATACGGTGCGAAAAGTATATTCAAGAGGTAAGGCAATAGCCGACGGTCATAAAAAGGGACAGGACACAAGACATACTTTGGTGGCAAGACTTGAAGACCCCGATAATGGCGGTTATGAAACAATTCAACTTGATAACTGTTGGTACAATGACGTGTCGCTTATGAATTTCGAAAACGGTAAGATGGTTGAGGATGAATTTGGCGGTGGTTTTACCGACTATGACCTTACAACTACAATGAATGCGTAATAACGGAGGTAAATGATTATGGATAAGAATACAAAGATTACTCTTGCAGAGCTTATTAAACGTAAAGAACAAGTGCTTGAGGCAAAGAAAAGTCCGAAGAAAGCAAGGATATATGTAAAAAGTCTTGACGGTGAGATTATTATAAAAGCACCAACCAAATCACTTGCGACAGAGGCGGCGGAAATGGAGAACGACGGCGACGCTCATCTTGTGTATGAATGTGTTGCCGAGCCGGATTTACATTCAAAGGAACTTCAAGACGCATACGGCTGTACATATCCCGAAGAAATTGTTGAAAAACTCTTCGATGCGGGCGAAATCACACCTATCGCGATGGAGTGTATGAAACTTGCGGGATATGTCAATAGTGTAAAACTTGTTGAAGAAGTAAAAAACTGATAGAGGCAGATGATGAACTCTATATGATACATCATTATCTGCAAAGAGGAATATTGCCCGAAAAGGTGCTTGCAAGACCCGAAATTGAAAAAGTATTTTTTCTTGCAAGTGCCAAAAAGGCAAATGATGACGAGTACGCAAAGTGGAAGGCATTGGGAGGTGAATAGTTTTGCAGAATAAAAGTTCGATAGTTCTGAATATGAACCTTAATGCGAGTGGATTTGCCCGAGGGATAAAAAGTGTAATCGGCAGTGTCAAAAATATGAATGAGTCGATGAAAGACGCAACGAACAGCGCCTCAAAGATGTCTTCTGTAATGAAAGGTATAGGGAGCAGTGCCATAAAAGTCGGAAAAGGTTTAGCGGTGGCAGGAGCGGCCGCCGCGACTGCCGTTACTGCATTGGTTTCAAAGTCTGTCGGTGCATTTGCTGATTATGAACAACTTACGGGCGGTGTAGAAACGTTGTTCGGAGCAGGCGGAAGAAGTGTTGAGGAATATGCACAGAGTGTCGGTAAAAGTGTTTCTGATATTCAAGGGAAATACGACAGTTTGATGAGTGCGCAAAATGTTGTATTAGAAAATGCAAATAAGGCATATATGACTGCCGGAATGTCGGCGAATGAATATATGGATACTGTTACGGGATTTTCAGCGTCATTAATATCAAGCTTAGGCGGAGATACAAACAAGGCGGCGGATTACGCAAATTCGGCATTGGTTGATATGTCCGATAATGCAAATAAAATGGGTACGGATATGGAATCAATAAAGAATGCGTATCAAGGATTTGCAAAACAAAATTATACCATGCTTGATAACTTGAAGTTAGGTTACGGCGGTACACAAGAGGAAATGAAACGACTTCTCAGTGACGCAGAAAAGCTTACAGGACAGAAGTACGACATTTCATCATTTGCCGATATTACACAGGCTATTCACGCAATTCAAACTCAAATGGATATTACCGGCACAACCGCAAAAGAGGCAAGCACGACAATAAGCGGATCGTGGGGGTCACTGAAAGCGGCATTTCAAAACGTGTTGGTGGGACTGACAACAGGCGGAGATATGTTTGACCAAAGTTTAGACGCATTGGTTAATACAGCCGTAACATTCGGGCAGAATATTATACCCGCCATTAAAGGTGCTTTGAGTGGTGTCGGTTCTTTGATTGAGGGGTTGGCACCGGTAATCGGCGAAACAATTCCACCGTTAATTAATGACCTTGCTCCTACATTGGCAAACAGTGCCGTATCGCTTATATCGTCTTTGGTAAATGGTCTGACACAGAACGCAACGCAATTTTCAGAGTGCTTGAGCAATATAATTATTGTAGCGGTCGCCGGTATTTCAACCGTAGTGCCACAGTTATTAGATGTGGCGTCAAAAATAGTCAGCAATTTAATGCAAGGATTAACTAATTCTATGCCTCAAATTGTGAACGGAGCAGTAACTTTGATAGAGGGGTTAGTCAATGGATTAGTGAACAACATACCATTGCTTATTATGGGAGCCGTTCAGCTTGTTGCGTCATTAGCAAACGGTTTGATAGCAAATTTACCGAGAATAATAGATGCAGGTGTAAATCTGATAACAGGAATCATCAGTGCGTCATATTCTATGATGCCACAGATTATTCAAACGGGTGTGCAATTAGTAGTAAATTTAGCCATCGGATTAGTACAAGCTATTCCTCAGTTGATTACGGCTTTGCCACAAATCACAGGTTCAATCGTAAACGGATTTATGTCGATTAATTGGTTTGACTTAGGCTTGCAACTTATAAAATCCATTCGGGAAGGTATTAAGTCAATCAGGAGTGCGTTGTGGAATGGTGTCAAAGAGAAAGCGTCAGAGGTATGGGGCGGTGTTAAAAATGTTGTATCAGAAAAGCTGAACAACATAAAAAATGCCTATGCCGAACACGGCGGCGGACTGAAAGGTGCTACATTTGCGGCAATAGAGGGAGTAAAAAGCTATTACACAGCAGGTTTTACATTTTTGGACAATCTGACAGGTGGCAAGCTGAGTGCTATTGTCAACAAAGTAAGTGAAAAATTAGAACCTGTAAAAGAGGTAGTGGCTAATATTTTTGAAAAAATAAAGCCAATATTAACGAACGTTACAACGTTTTTCAAAAATTCATTTGATAACGTAAAAAACGTTGTAGTCAACATTTTCAACGGTATTAAAACGAATATTGCAGGGTTCGTAAATAATATAAAACAACCATTAACTAACCTTGTGAACGGTATAAAAACAATTTTTGAGGGTGTGAAAACGATTATAATCAATGTCTTTGGTTTTATCGTCGGCATTCTGACGTTAAACACTGACAAAATCAAAACATCATTTACAGGTATAATTGGTGGGATAGGTTCAATTTTTGAAGGTGCGAAGACCGTTATAGTGAATTGGTTGACAATCGTCAGGCAATTCTTTCTGACAGCTTTTGAAAATATAAAAACGGTAGTTGTTAATGCGTTCGAGGGTGTAAAGACGCAATTCGGTATTGTTCGTGATTTCATATCCAGCATTTTTGAAACTGTGAAAACGACGGTGCTAACCATTTTTGACAATATAAAAAATGGTATTGTTGAAAGGATTACATCAGCGGTAAACAAAGTCAAAGAATTGTTTGGAAAGATTGCCGATACCGTTTCATCAATATTTGAAAAGATAAAAGGTCTAATAAAAGCACCAAAGATTGTGCAGACAGGAACTGTTACGGTGATGGGGGTTGATACACCTATTCCAAAATTCGGATTAGAATGGAATGCCAAAGGCGGTATTATGACACGACCGACCGCATTCGGATATGCAAACGGCAAGATTCAAATGGGTGGTGAAGCAGGGGCTGAGGCGATACTCCCGCTTAGGACGTTTTGGGACAATCTCAGCCGATACATAGCCGAGAGCAACAAAGGTGGCAACAGCATAACAAATGACATAAAGATAGTTATAAATGCCGACAACAGGACCGCAGATGAAATTGCCGATGATGTTATAAACGTAATAGTTCCCAAAATTCAAAAATGTATGGCGAATATGTAGGAGGTAAAAATGTTAGACTTTTATTTGAGCATAAACAACAGTGAAGAAGTTATACACATTCCTGTTACTCCGTCCGAATTTACCGTATCAAGTTCACAGGGAACGGAAACATTTGAAACGGCAAATTATGGTTGGATAAAAATTATCGGCAATACAGAGCTTAAGACCGTTTCTTGGAACAGTTTCTTTTCGATGAGAGATTATCCGTATTTGCGTGACAGAAGTATGAAAGGACAGGAATATGCGGACAAAATCGAAAACTGGCGTAAGCGTAAACTTCCGATACGGCTTGTCATTACGTCTTCGGGTATCTGCAATGTAGATATAAATATAGCGGCGGCAATAGATAAGTTTGATTACAGTGTCGGCACAGGCGGCGACTTAAATTATTCAATCGAACTCGGCGAGGTTAATCTTTTAAACGATGAACAGGAGGGACTGACAGTGGCACAGTATGATGAAATAATGGCAAGAATTGATAATATAGAAGAAAGGCTTAGCAGTGTTGAAAACACAATGATATATAACTATATGGACGATAATATGCCGTCTTGGGCTAAACCGACTATTCAAAAGCTGATGGACAGAGGTATTATAAGCGGTACAGACGATAATGAACTCGGTCTTACAATGGATATTATTCGTACACTTGTTATTATTGACAAAACAGACGGATTTGAAAATTATACGGTTGACATTATGCCGTCATGGGCAGAGGCGACTATTGAAAAGGTAAAAAGAAAAGGCTATCTAAACGGTGACGGCGAGGACGGATACGGTTTGACAAAGAGTATGATACGTTTACTTGTTATTATGGATAATGCCGGTTGTTTCGGAGATTAAAAAACTATTGCAATATTTTCCTTTTGTGATATAATAAAACAAAAGGGAGGTTATGAATATGAAGAAATATATAGCAGGTATTGCAACAGGTGTGATTTTATCATGCTCGGTAGCTTTGGCAGTAAATTATACTGCGACAGAGAATACGTTTCCTATTCAATTAAACGGCGAAAACGTTAATGTAGAGGGATATAATATTGACGGCAGTACATATTTTAAACTTCGTGATATAGCTGATACGGTAGGCGGTTTCAATGTTGATTTTAACAACAATACTATTCAGCTTTCAAAAGACGGATATGTATATGAAACAAAACCGAGTAAAAATGATTTTGTTTTAGACGATAATGCAAAATCGTTTCTTGCGGAGCAAGGTTATGTGATACCGTATTTTACTCAGAACGATTTAAAAAGTGAAGATTTTGTAAAGAGCTTTATCTTCTATTATTACACAGAGGGTTATGGCGCGGATATGTCCACTCAATATAAAAACGGATATTTTGAATGGTCTGAAAATTCCGTAAGAGATACTTATAAATCGCTTTTCGGAGTAGATATGCCTGAATATCATCCGACCGATAACAGCAGTGTTTTATATGAAAACGGTAATTATAAAATCAGTGTTTCAAATCGTGGAGATGGCAGATATGAATTTATAAGTGCCGAGAATGTCAATGACGGAATGAATGTAATGTTTAAAGAAACCGATTCAACAGGAACAGACTTCGGAACAGTTACATTCCACCTTGTTCCGGCAGATAACTCAAACGGATATATAATAACCCAAAAAACAAATTAATTTTAACTATGGCTTAAAAAGTACATCGGATACGGTGTACTTTTTTTGTACGCAAAAATGGAGGTATATATGGGTGTAATTGATAATGCAGTTCAATGGGCGACAGATAGTGCAAATGATGACAGTCACGG